TTAAACAAATTAAACTGGTTCTGGAAGTTTTGAATGCCACCGAACATATTAAATATATTGTTCATTAGTCATGCCCTCCTAACTCTCTAAGCAATTTGTTGACGCTCTCGGATAAAGAATTAACATTGTTTGAAAGCGTTACAAACTCGTCTCTGGTTACAGAATTACGCCCATTTTGAATTTCCTGAACCTCTTCTTTGAAAGAAAAACTTCGCAACTGCTGAGGGATTCCATTAACATTTGTGGACTTTAACCAAAACTTATTCGATTCAAAGTCCATGAGCATAACCGTATTCCCACTTGCTACAGGATACGCCGCGGCTCCTGCTTCACCATTAACAAGAACCGTATAAAAGCCACCTTCACTAGGGGCAGGTTGCGGAGGATTCATGTACATGTAAGGACTATATGCTGGCATTTAAAATCTCCTTTCCCAATAATAAAGCAGCACTTCGTCTCCGGTATCTTCAGTATCGTAATAGTTCCCGTTTACCACTGCGACAACATGCGAACCGGTAGCTACAACAAAAGTTCCTGTAGGATATAGTTCGCAAAACTCCCGCACTGTTACGCAATTAGGACAAGGATACGGTAAGATACCTTTAACGAATCCATTGAGTGACAAATACTCGCCCCAAAGAAAGTCGTTGTTCTGCATTTCATACAAAGAAACCTGCATCATACACAGATCAATAGCGACTTCCTCCCAGGTCAAGTCTAATACTTTAGACAATGCTCTTATAACACAGTCGCCATGACTTTTTCTCACAGGATTTGCGTTATAATATACATATGACATTTAATATACTTCCTTTAGTTTGATAGTTTTTTTGTTTGAATACTGTGATTGATTTTACTCCTAGTTTTTAAATATAAGTTTAGTCAGATCATAGGCATCACTCCATAAAAAAATAGGAATACTTTAGCCTTCCATTGATTAACGTATTACTGTTTTAAATTGCCCTTTACGTTATTTAGGTTCTTCCTTCTCAAGAACCACCGTATAACTATACTGGTTTCGGATAACATTCTTGACCTCTACCCCATGCTTTTCTGCAAGCATTTTCTTTATGTCTTCGGAGTCATAGTGAATAGCAGGTTTCATACATATACCTCACCTGTTATTTCCTCGTATTCTTCAGCGGTAATCCATGCCTTGATTACTGCGTTTCTAACGGCTTTTTTCTTCCATGCTCCACTGTCATAGTAAAACTTAACGAGATCATACTTTGGGCTATGTTCATTCATTCTCTTCACCTTCCTCTTCCGCAGGGTCTTCAATATTCCCCATCATAATGTTATAATCCTGAATTGCTTTAGCCTGAGAAGCTAACGCCTGTGCGTATTCCTGTTCTGTCATTCTTTCGATTGATGTTGATAATTTTTCGATTCTCATAAATCCACCTTCCACAAATCATTGTAAAACTTTTTCATCCTTTGGATGAGATTATAGCTGTTGCCTTTGGATGCGTTAGCGATCCAACTATTAAAACATTCGTCCACTTTGGTCTTTGTAATCTTGCCTTGCTTTGCAAGTTTGACCATTCGGCGAAGTTTTTTCCTTTCGTGTTTAACGTTTGCACTGTTCAATGTCATCAGAATTTTACCTGTGGAAGTTATGCGATATTTGAACCCGAGAAAAGTAAATTCTTTTGACAAAGGAGTTATATGAGTTTTTTCGCTATGTACTTCAAAACCGATTTTAGATAACTGGATTTCAATGCTTTTTAAAATTTCCCTTAATTCATCCAAACAGTGATGAACGATTAGGATGTCATCCATATATCTCATATAATGCTTTATGTGAAGTTTTTCCTTGCAGTAATGATCCAAATCATCAAGCAAGCTAATTCCTGCAATTTGCACCATCTGAGAGCCGGGATTATATCCGATATCTCCAACATATTGCGTATCCAAAATATCGCAGACGGCTTCAAAAACATCATCTGAAAGATACCGTTTGAATTTATTCTTAACCGCATCGTGCCTCATGTTGGGATAATATCCTTTAATATCAATCTGTAGGACATATCCTTCTTTTCCATGATGGCAAAAAAACCTCCAAAGATGTTTCTTTAAGCGTTTTCTTGCAAAATCAATTCCTTTTCCTTTTTGGCAAGCACAGTTATCAAGAATGAAAGACTTCTGAATGCTTGGATACAAAACGTTGTCGTTTATGCTCCTTTGGTATACTCTGTCTTTCAATGAGATTGATAATCCGTCACGCCTCTTGGGGTAAAGAATCTTAATCGGTTTGGGTCTTCCGTTTTTCCATGTTTGGTTTTCAAACTTTTTAGCCATTCGGTATATTTCCTCAGGAGCGTTCACGTTCATGTGCTTCGTGGATGGCTTCCATCCTACACCACGCTTACACTTCATTAGCGAGTCCCATAGCGAATCATAACTGGTTATATTGTTCATTTTTCCTCATGTAATAGCTAGGCAGGCGGAAACGTCTCTAGCATCATTCGGATATTGTTTTGCCCTTAGGGCAGGGATTTCAGTTCCTTGTGTTTCTGTTCTGAGAATCTCCAAAACTATGTTTTGGTTTTTTGTTCTCATTCGAACACGATCGGGGCGAAGCCATGCGAGTTGCTAGCGTTGTTGTTGTTGACATTGCCACTCGAGTTCACGATCCACGTATTGTAAGCATTGCCACGGTTAGCAGACCGCAACCGAACGTTCTGAGCATCAACCTATGTCCCATATTGTTTCGCTCCTGCGTCATGCCACCTTCGGATAATTCCTCTAGCTTCAATCGTCAGTTGCGTCCAATATTTTACTTTATTTCCTTTTAGATGAAACAAACGTCTGGCTATGTTAATGAGAGCAAGCAATTCGTTACATTTGGATATAGATGCCAACTGAAGTTTTTCTCGTTCTTTCCATCTGCCATTTTCTTTAGTAACGTATATATTATTCCCGTTCCATGCATAAATATAAATATCCTTAGAGCATCGGATTATGTCATTCGTTAAAGCGTCCTGATACTCGACCGTGAAAATCTTTTTGTTTGAGCAAATCTTAATAGTGTGTAAGGCAAGATTCATAGCCTTTTCACAGGCCTCAAGTTGCCTATTCGCATGGGTGTCAGGTACGTTTCTTTGTCCAACATTAACAGCCATACGCATCCTTTCTACCCCCGCATCCGTGGGTGCGGGGGATTACAACGATCAAAAGATTTAAATGACTACAAGCGGGGCGAAGACAAACGAGTAGCTAGCGTGGGCGTAGCTGAAGACATTGCCACTCGAGCCCACGATCCACGTAAAGTAAGCAAAGCCACGGCCAGCAGACCGCAACCGAACGTACTGAGCAGATGTGTGATTTGCAACGCCATAAGTGATCATCTGAGGATATGTTCCCCCTTGTGCGAGCGGGGTCGCTGATCCGCTCTTGCGTTTCCAATACTCATGATATTCTCCCTCTCCTGCCTTTTGTGGGTTGACAAAAATCTGCTCAAGGGAAGGAAGAAATACTTTGTCGTAGGTAATGTCCGGAGTATTCCCACCCGTGTCATCGTTAACCGTGTTAGGATAGGTGGTTACTTTCACTTCTTTGAGTGCATTAATGAATTTTTCGGAGCATCCTGATAAGAATCCTGCTTTAGTGGTTAGCTGATCAGGAGCAATATCCCACTCATCCTGTGCCGTCCACCATGCACCTACTGCTTTATCAGAATTAAGATACTGCCTAATAGCAGATGTCTTCCATCTATTCCATCCGTATGCCATCTCCTGACAAGAATTGAGGTCGCCGTTTCTTGTGGTGGACTTCATTGTTCCAAGGCTTGTGCCTGACGCAGTAAAGGTCGGAGTTATAGTCTCAATGATTGTTTTGCCGTCTGCTGAATATGTGTAGATTTTCCAGTTGCTCTTGGCTTGGTCTGGTGCTCCATAACAACCTGAGACTCTGCCACCTTCGGGAACGGCCTGTGTCGTGGTGAAGCAAACGATATCTCCTTCATTTACATTATTCCCCCATTTAGACTCGATAGTAAAGTAGTATGTCCCCACCGCAAGTCCCGATGGGCATTTCAGGAAAGCCCTCTGATGCGAAAACTGAACCCCAAAGGGATGTGCATAGTGAGCCTGAAGAAAAGGTCTGTTCGACAGAACTTCCCCGTCCGATAACTCGACCGATCCGATATGGTTCAACTGAAAAGGATAGGTGTATTCCTGATTGTTGTTCGCCACATCTTTCCATGTATCTACGAACTGGTCACCAATTGAATACGCATCACCGAACAAGCCGGAATCAGCCAAGTCTGCAAGGCCATTCCAATCAGATGATAAGTCTCTTAATGACCCCGCCGCCAATACTTCCAAGAGTGCGTTCTGCTTGTCCATTTTTGCAGAAAATGTTTCGTCCAGTAGGATTGGTTTAATAATTTTGCTCATATAATATCCTCCTATTCTTCTGCATATTTAACGCAAAGAGTTCCATTGACTACAACAATGCCAATACCGTTTAAAGTGCTTTCAAGATTTTCCCTTGCCATGGTTTCCTGTTCCAAATCTTCCTTTAAATTAGTTAGTTCATCACCAACCGCTTTGCCATCCGCAGCCACTCCGGATCGAGATAACGTATTATCTGTTTCAATATTTTCAAGAGCGCTATAGTCATATCTTTTAACGGTGCCATCAGACATTTTAAATCCTTTTATACTCATATCGCCCTCCTTATGTAATTATTAAATAATCATTTTCATCTGTATCAAATACTCCACTAGCAGATGCTGTTGTAGAACCAATCTTCTCCCAAGCGTTATTCGTCCACAAGTATTCGTCATACATATTGGATCCAACATCGTCTCGACGTACCATGTAAATTGTATCCTGTTCGCCAGTGCCCGGAAGTCTCGGAACTACTATGGATTTAAAAGCACCATACTCTTTCAAATTATCAGCAAGAAATTTAGAATTTTTTTTTAAGATTTTCTTCATTATCATGTTTTTATGCCTTAAGAATTGCTCTTTAAATTAAGTTAAAATCTGCTTTAACGGTCTAATGATACATATTCCAAAAGTAGATTTATAAAGCATTCAAGACCTGTGGAAACAAAAACACTTGACCATTTATTTGATGAACCGCCCCATGCCTGCTCAAAAATTAAGCCATTGTTGGTTGAAAATTGAGCCAATGCCTCATTTGCAAGTGATGGAATTGTATTGTATTCTGCAACGCCCTGATCTGTTGCTTGTATTGGATTTACGCTATAACGCAAAAACATGGAATTATATATTTTTCTAATTTTTTCAAAATATATTTTGGCAAAGTCAATATTTTGTGTTGCTACATATGTGCCATTGCTCAGCTTTGCCTCATGCCAATCAACAATATAATCATATTGATTTTCAACAATAATTGCAGAAACAGCAGATGACTCACTTTCTGAAAGAGCAGATGTTCCTTTGTCATCACCACTGTAAGCATTCCAATTATAGCTAAAATTCCTGTTTAAGTTTACACCATTATAATTTTCCCTAGTTTCATTATTAAATCCCCACGGATTTGCACATGGTATAATGTCAACATCAAATGTATTAAGAATAATTTTAGCTGATGATGGAACACTATCCATAAGTATTTTTACAAAATTCATTAAACCATAAACAGCACCTTTTTCCTCACCATGAACACCTGATGTTATTAATATTTTTTTAGGTTTTAATGAAAAACTGTTTTTTGCACTTGCAACATTACTTCTATACTTGTACAACTTTAAAGCCATGCTTGAATCTCCATTGAATCCTTGAGCATAACCTATTGTATCAACGCTTGAATATCCTCCTATTGCTTCATATGAATTTAAAATGTCACTATACAGCAACCTTTGTATCACATTGAAGTCATTTATATTGTGTGGATTTGATTGATTTGGTTGCCCCTCAATTGGGAATGGTAATGAAAAAGAATTTTTCATCCCAAACAAAGCATCTGCAAACGAATAATCCAATTCACTAGCGCTGTCCAATGCAGAAACATTGTGATTTTTTTTCTTTATTTTGTATGGGGTATTTCTATTTATATAATAATAATTAAACTCATATAGTCCCTCACAAAAATGTAATGCGCTAATGATTTTTGACCTTGTATTTACTGATGATGAAAAAACACAATTAATTGCTATATATTTAGCAGTGCTAACTGTTGGTGTATAAAAATAACCAGTCCATCCATTTACCCTTAAAGAATAAACGTGTCTTGCACTAATGCCATTTGTTGGATATTCGTCAAGCTCATAAATGTAATACAATTCATTAATTAATTCTCTAAAAACCGTATATTTTTTTCCGTATGAGACTGGAAAAATAACAAGCACGTTATTGCTCTTCTCAGAAATCCTTATAGTTCCAGAATTGCCATCATAATAACCGCTTTCAATGTTTTCATATTCCAACTCTGTTTTTTGAGAATATAATTTACTTATATCTTCTTTTAACTCGGCTATCTCCTTTAACTCGGTTATCTCATCACCCACAGCTTTAGCATCTGCCGGAACGCCAGCCAATGTCAAAGTTGGGTCTGTTGAATAATTCCCCTCTGTCTGAGCTTCATATACTATTAAATATCCATCTTCATCTACACCCATTGTGGCCGGATTGCCATGGTAAACACCACCACTAGTCCAAGCCGACCCGTCCCAATAATACCAATCACCTGTGGCGTATCCCGTTTCGCTACCGGTATATACGTAAACTTTTGTCGTATCTTCCATATCAGAAGCCGTCGAAGCCACAAGAGGCGCACCAGCCATGGCCGCCGCTTCAATGATACCTTCATCAACAGCTTCGTTCATAATCTCTATCGCATCATGTATAGACCCTCGAACGTCCTCGCCAAGCTCAGCAATCATGATCGAATTTAAATAAGTATCTATGTTTGGCATGGTAGCCTCCTCTATCTTTCGTTTAGCTTCATAATGTAAGTAAACGATAAAATAACACCATCGGACAACGTAACAGCCGTTGGAGACGTATTGCGAACAAGAATCGATCCGTCCGCAGCTATTCTACCAACTATAGCTCGGTCGCCATAAAAACCTACACCAACTGTGTACTGTTCTGGTCCGCATACATTTGCCGAAACATGCCCGGAATATATAGTACCACCACTAGCAACGGAATCGTTTCGTGTTATTTCTAATCGCAATTGCAAAATGTTGTCCATTCTCAGCACTGTTGCCCAACAGGATACATTCTCGTATCCTGGAGCGGGATCTATTGGCGAAGGAAGTCCATATTCTTCTAAATCGTTCCACCAGACGCGGTCGTTGTATCGCTTAATTACGCCTTCCGGAGTAATGGACATATTAGTACTCCACTCTTGAGTTGAAACGTTATAACTTTTAAATAAAACGCCGTTAGCGGGAGACAACACTAACTGGACCTTCGACCCATATCGTGTCGATTCTATAACTAAGCCTTCGTCCGTCAACTGCATAAAATTAGTAGCGGTTCTTGCAGAGGGAGGAGCCGTATAATTGTTTACTACAGTTGCTTTATGGTCCTTTATCTGAACAGCTACACGATCACCGTCTTCAGCATCTACAGCAAGTTCTACCGGAGTTTCTATCTCAGAGCCATCGAGAATTACAAATACATCATCCCCGTGTTTTACAACTGTACCAAAAACACTCTTCGGCTGACTGTTCGTTTCTTTGGTAGGCGTCAAAGCTTTCGAAAATCTCTTGGTCAGATTAACTGGTAATTTCATCCTAGCCCTCCCACATATTTATTGTATAAACAGCTGTTTCTTCAACTGGGCATCCCGGTTGACAAGAAATGTTTTGAGATATAACTTTAGCTTTCACATTACTAATACCAGCTGATTCGTAGTTTAACAAAACACAATCGCCTACTCTAACAGGACAATACCCATGAGTATATGTAAGCTTATACTCAAGCGTAGAAAGCGATCTGAGCAAAGCAATAGCATATTCCTCTATTTCTTCAGCACTCGGCAGACCGTTGAAAGTAGGCGAAGTTTCTCTATGAATTATCTCTCTACCCCGTGCCACAATAGACGTCTGACTTGTCGGACTATCGTTAACAACTCGAACATACCTCGTACCAGCCGAGCTATCGGAGTAAAGAACTTCAACAACGTTTGGCACTCCATATAGATCCCGATCCTGAGAAATATCAGGGTAAAGAATAGATGAATTGTCATCCGTATAAATCCATACAGGTTTCATCGAATTAATGTCCGTTTGGGGCATAAAAATAACCCTGGACATTTCGTCTAGGGAAAACGAATGCTTGGCGTTGGCTATAAGAGATGTTAGATACGTGAGCCATGTATCGCTATCTTCTGCAACAAAATCGGTTACAAGTTCATCCGAAGAAGATCCAGCCACTACAGGAACTCTAATGTTATCATATGTAAGATGATACGCAACGTCCATAATATTAGTTTGCTTCGGTATAAAATATCCTAACGGAACTGGATTGTCTTTTAATTCAAGTAAAGGCGTGTATGCGTCATAAGACATATCATCTCTCTTACCGTTGTATTTGTAATGAGGCGTTTGTATAAGAAATGTGCCCAAACAAAACTTCTCAGTAATCCCATTTTGAATTGTTACAAGATAAACTCTAAAGTAAATTTCGCCAAGCTTTTCGGAAGCGTCTAGAGTTGCCGAACCAAGCGTTTCATTTGTTTCATCTCTTGTTATGCTACAAGCTGTAACCCTATCAAGCAATCTTACGTTCTCCCAAGTAACAGGGTCAACTTCATAGTATTCAAAAGTTTGGTTCATACCCTTTGTCCAATCGGGCATATCACGCGCCTCCTTCTACCCTTTGCAGCGTAAGGCTAATTGGTACTACAACAGCACAATGATCATCGTTAAATGACACTTCGATATTAGCCCAGTAGCCGCTTCTGCTGTTTGATTCCCTCACATAGACATCACCTATGTAATTCGAAAGCTTTCTTAACAACTCTAATGTGACTTCGTCTGTTACCGGACATTCTGTTGTCCACGTAGCGCTCTCGTCAAGTTGCGTACCATAATAACTAACCGGACGTTTTCTCCCAATGTATTTGACAAGTTCGACGTCACGTCCATGCTTTTCAGAAATATTAACATTGTATGGAAGAATTAGCATCGATCCATTATACCCAATATCCTCGAGAACCATATCGTCTTCTGGAATGTCTAAAGCAGGAATCGTTTTTACTTCTTCGTTCCAGTTGATAACGACGCCCGGTTGATTTACAGGTATTGCTAAGCTGTCAGAATATACTTGAGCTCCTGTGATTAACGAAGTAGCAACAACTCTGTACAAAACATAGTTAAGAGTCGGATGCGGATCTATTACAAACACACTTCCGGTGTTGTCTATTTGCGAAGCAATCTCTACAAATTCGCCGTCAGCATTCTTTCTATATACAGAAAGAACAACATCTTCAACAAGATAGTTCTCCTCTTCACCCGGAACCGGTTCAACTTCTTCGTCATCATCGATTTCCTGGCTCATTAAATCGCCTGTTAAACAATAAGGATTTATAGCGGCCGTCAGTGTGTCCTCGTCTACAACTATTCCCATATCGGGGAACATGTCCTGGTCTTCCCATTCTACTTCAAATACAAACTCTGCCTCGGCAGTTAATCCAGAATTCATCGTAACTTTTCCACGAATAGTATACGAGATGCTACTATGAAGCGTCGTATCAAAAGCCTGAAGCATTTTATACGTAGAATGTTTGTCATCATTAAAATATGTAGAGTATATTACTTCGTTTTCGCCAACATTGTGAAGTTCGCCGAAGACATCTTCGTACGTATAGTCTTCGTTGGCTACAATTTCGAGATAGTATCCGATAGGTGTCTGCGTATTAGGACCAGACTCCAATGAAATAGCTATCGGGTATTTTGTGACTATGTTTTCGTCTGTAATCGTAGGAATTCGAATAGTATTATTAATGTCGTCAGTATTAAAATTAAACGGATCCCAAATCCACCCAGATGTCTCAGAAGAAGCAAGTATAATCAATGTTGGGGGCGCATAGATGTCAATTTTTCTAATAACAGACCATTCACCGTATTCGTCCATTATGCCTCGAGTCTTTACCCGCCATTCTATGGATACGCCATCTGAAAAATCAAAAGTAAAGCCACCTGTTCTGGCTACATACGTATTTGCGGTATTAATTTCAAAATATAACGTCTCGTCCCGCCTTAGATCATCGTCATAATACGGATTCTGAATTGTTACCTCATCCGTAAGCGTTCCTAAAGTTGTGGAATAGAACTTTAGTTCAACCTTGGCTTCTGTTTGAGATGAACTATCTTGGGAGTTATGAACCC